AGTTGGAAAAATGACAATGAATGGTGATTATAGAAACTATTCTAAATATATTAGAGTACAATGTTCTGATGAGGGTTCATTCCCAATTACAGCAGGACCATTCGGACACGCTAAATATTTATCACCAATTTTAGGTAATGACTCATATATGCCAGCAGTAATATTCAGTACTGCATCTGATGACAATACAGCATCTAATTCAACTCAATATAGTGGTATTGATTTAGAAACTGCAGTAACTAAAATTGATAATGCACATTTCTTATCTCCAATTCCAGTTGGAGCTGCAAATGGTACAAACGCAGTATTTGGGTTTGACTCACAATTATCATATGAACTTACAGGTTCTGCAGCAGTAGATGTTAATAAGAGACAATTATTAGTTGGTTTCCAAGGTGGATTTGACGGAATTAATCCATCAATTAAATCAGCGAAATATGGTGACTCAGATTTTGGAGCAGGAAACTCACAAGGATTTGATTTATCAACTTCAACAGCAAGTGGTTCAGTTGCATATGTAAAAGCAATCAACGCAGTATCTAACCCAGATGATTTCGATATCAACTTAGTATCAGCACCAGGTGTTGTAAGAAGATTACACTCTTATGTGTTTGATAAAGTAACTGATATGGTAGAAGCTAGAGAAGATGCATTCTTCATTGGTGATGTAACGAGTGGTGGGGATACTATCGGTCAAGCAATCACACAAGGTGAGGCAGTTGATTCTAACTATGTAGGTACTTACTATCCTTGGGTTAAAACAATTGATAGTAGAACTAACAAACTTACAACTATTCCACCATCAGTATTGATGCCAGGAATTTACGCTTCAAACGATGCAGTTGCAGCTGAATGGTTCGCACCAGCAGGTTTAAATAGAGGTGGTATTGTAGGAGCAGTATCTGTACTAAACAGATTAACTCACGCAGAGAGAGATACTTTATATGAAGGTAAGATTAACCCAATCGCACAATTCCCAGGAGAAGGTATTGTAGCATTTGGTCAAAAGACACTTCAAGATAAAGCATCAGCATTAGATAGAATTAATGTTAGAAGATTATTAATTAAAGTTAAGAAATTTATCGCAAGTACTTCAAGATACTTAGTGTTCGAACAAAACACAGCATCAACAAGAAGTAAGTTCTTAAATACGGTTAATCCTTATTTAGAAGCGATACAACAAAGACAAGGTTTATACGCATTCCGTGTGGTAATGGATGAAAGTAATAACACTCCAGATGTTATCGATAGAAATATCTTAGCAGGAGCAATTTACTTACAACCTACTAAGACTGCTGAATTCATCGTAGTTGACTTCAACATCTTACCAACAGGGGCGGCATTTAATGCATAATATAAAAAAATAAAAAGGATATATTTATTAGTATATAATAGGAGATTAAAAAATGGCAGAAGTATTAGAATTTAACGAGATGTTTTATACCAACTTCGAACCGAAGATGAAGAATAGGTTCATCATGGAAATCGATGGTATACCTTCCTATCTCATAAAAACAGCTAACAGACCAACAGTATCTTTTGAAGAAGTTACTCTTGACCACATTAATGTTAAGAGAAAACTAAAAGGTAAAGCAAGTTGGGAAAATGTTGAAATTACATTATATGACCCAATCGTTCCAAGTGGTGCACAAGCAGTAATGGAATGGGTTAGAACATCACACGAATCTTTAACAGGTAGAGATGGATACGCAGATTTCTATAAGAAAGATGTACAATGTTACCTATTAGGACCAGTTGGTGATAAAATTGAACAATGGACTCTAAAAGGTGCATATATTCAATCAGCTAATTTCAATGACTTAGATTGGGCAAACGCAACTGACCCAGTAGATATAAGTTTAACACTAGCATATGACTACGCAATATTAGAATTCTAATCTACTCCAACTTATTTTTTATAAAGAAAAAGTTCTCTTAGTGAGAACTTTTTTTATGCTTTTTTTCCAACTTTTTAAAACTTATATATTTATATACAAACAATTAAAATAAAAGTTTATGGCAAATTATGATTTTCCTACCGAAGTGATATCACTCCCATCACAAGGTAAATGTTATCCTGAGAGTAATCCCCTCTCAAAAGGACAAATAGAAATTAAATATATGACTGCAAAAGAAGAAGAAATTCTTGCATCGCAGAATCTGATACGAAAGGGGGTGGTTCTTGACAAGTTATTTGAGTCGATTATAGTAGATAAGGGTGTGAATGTAGATGACATTCTTATAGGGGATAAAAACGCTATAATGTTAGCGACTCGTATTTTAGGTTATGGTAAAGATTATATTATCGAAACCGAAGATGAAATGGGAGAAAAAGAGTCAATCACAGTTGACCTTTCTAAAATTCAAACAAAAGAAGTTAGTTTTGAAAAACTTAATCAAGAAAATAAATATCAATTTACCACTTCTACTGGTGTTGTTATTGAATATAAATTTTTATCACATGGTGATGAAAAGAAAATAGATGCGGATATTAGAGCTTTACAAAGATTAAATAAAGGTGGAGTATCAGCTGAACTAACAACAAGATATAGACATATGATTTTATCAGTTGATGGTAAGGATGATACAAAATCAATATCTGATTTTATTAATAATAAATTCTTAACAAAAGATACAAGAGCATTTAGAAAAGAACTTTCATCTCTACAACCTGATGTAGTTATGGAATATGAATATGATAACGAAGTATCAGGAGAAAAGGAGAAGCGCCCAATTCCTATGGGTGTAGGGTTTTTTTGGCCTACCGATTAACTACTCCACTATACTTCATAAACAAATTTTTGAATTATGTTACTATGGTAATGGATTCAATCAAGAAGGAGTTTATAGGTTACCTATTCATATCAGAAACTTCTACTATAAACAATTAGTAGATGCGAAAGAGAAAGAAAAGAAAGAGCAAGATAAAGCAGTAAAAAAGTCTAACGCAAAAGGACCAAATGTAAGAGTGAGGAAATAGTTCCTCACTTTTTTTTTGTCTTATATTTATAGTAGTACAATTAGGAGATAATATGAGATTAACTGAACAAGATAAAAAAACACTTAAAGAAACTCATGATAAGTGGTTAAATGAAGCAGGTTGGCTTGCAAAATTATTTATCAAAAGAGCTGCAAAAGATATTAAAAACAATAAAAATATACAAAATGCTATTGCAGACGCAGATAAGTTTACTCTAAAATCAAAAAATAAAATATCGGATTTATTTAGTGGTGATAAAGAAAAAATAAAAAAAGCATTACCTGATAAAATATTAAGAAAATCACTTGGATTTGATTTTTAATAGGAAAATAGGATAAATGGCTACTTCAAAAGAACAAAAAGAATATAATGCGTTACTTCAAGTAACGCAATCAATGCTTGGTAAAATAAACAAAGCAACAGAAGATATTGCAAAAAATTCAGATAAAAGAAACAAATCCTTATCCCAAGAATCATCACAACTTCAAAGTATAGTAGGGTCTATCAAAGACTCTGAAACTGCATCAGCAGCTTTAAACAAGTTAAAAAAACAAGAACAAGATATACTTAAAAAGAATTTTGGTGTAAATGAAAAAAATAAAGCAAGTTTATTAGCACAAAATATCGCAGCTCAAGCTTCTATTGTTAAAAATCAGAAAGCTGGTCAAATCATAGATGCAGTCGGACAACAAATGACTGAAAATATGTCAAAGGCTAATAAAAAATTAGATGAGGTTAGTGAAAAGTTAGAAAAAATACCTATCATAGGAAAAGGGTTATCAGCAATGTTTGACCCTTTCAAAAAAAATGCAAAAAAATCCCTTGAAGCAGTAGGTGCTCAATTTACTGGTGTATTCAATAAAAGTTTTTCAATGGCATTGAGTAGAGGAGCAACTGTTGCAACCGCATTTGGTGGTGCATTAACTATGGGACTTACAAGTGCAAAGAGAATGTTAGGAAAAATTAATCCTGGTATTTTAAAATTTGCAAAAGGAGCTTTAATAGCAGGTGTTGCATTTTTTGCTCTAAAGAAAATGTTTGATGCCGGATTTGCTTCATTCAAAAGAATAGATGCAGCTGCAAAAGAATTCAGAATGAGTACAGGTTTATTAAATTCACAAACAGCTGGCCTTGGAGATAAAATTAAAAATGTAGAATCTTCAATGGCATCTATTGGTGGTAGTGCAGAAGATGCAGCAATGGCAGCAGCTGAGTTTACCAATACATTTGATGGAATAGTACAACCATCTGAAGAAGCAATGATGAATCTTGTTGCGATGAATAAATCTTTAGGTGTTGGTTTGACGGAAGCATCACAAGTTGCAAAGGTATTTAGAAATCTTGGAGATTTAACAGAGGACCAAGCAATTGCTCAAACTGCTAATGTAGCTCAAATGGCAAAACTCGCAGGAGTTGCACCACAAAAAGTAATGGCTGATATTGCAAGTAGTTCTGAAGAAATGTATAAGTTCTTTGGTGGTAATACAAAAGCAATGGCGGCAACCGCAGTTGAAGCTGCAAAACTTGGTTCAAGTATTAAAGAAATATCAGCAGTATCTGCACAATTATTAGATTACGATAGTAGTATAAATAAAGAACTTGAAGCAAGTGCCATATTAGGAACTAATTTAAATTTCTCACAAGCAAGAGCTTTAGCTGCTACTGGTAAAACTGTTGAGGCATATAAATCAATTGGAAAACAATTAGACCAAGTAGGAGACTTAACATCATTAAACTTATATGAACAACAAGCGATAGCAGATGCAACTGGTCAAGAATTTAGTAGTTTAGTA